TCTCCGAATGGATGATATTTATTCTAGGCGGCATATAATTTTCTTTAGGTGGAGCATAGACTGTAGGGCTAAAATAATCCCTAAACACGACATGCTTTCCATCTTTTCTCTCAATTGTTCCTGACAATCCAATCTTGTACCGTGCACGACACTTATCAATAATTTTCCTAAACGTCGGAGACGATACATGGTGCATCTCATCAAGTATGATTGTCCCGAATTCATTAGCTATGTCGGGCACTCGCCTTGTGAGCGTTTGGACATTGCCTATGACAATTGGACCTGTTAGGTCAAACTTACCACTACCTATTATGGCAGGTTTAATTCCAAATACTTTTTCTACTTCTTTTTCCCACTGACTTCTTAATGCTACTGTATGTACTATTACTAATGTTTTCTGTTTAAGTTTAGCTGCAATTGCTAAACCCGTAAATGTCTTACCCCAACTGACCCAAGCGTTAATTATACAGTTGTCTTCGATTGCGTTATAAACCTCTTTCTGACTCGCACGTAACTCGTAGCGAAAATCTGGGAAGTCCATCGGCGCAAGCGTTCTTTTATCCGATATTTCATACTCCTCAGGTACTAAATCGAATCGACCTGAGGGAACTGTTATCATACCCTTTTTAATAATGCCCATGTTCTTAATAATTGTAGGGGGGTCCATAGGATTATATGAAGGTATAGAGTAAGTTAACTCTTTATCAATAATAGCCTGAGTAGCAGGATCTATATTCATGTAGATTTTATCAGATACTACGGCTTTCATATCTTTCGTTTTGTGTCCTTTTTCATTTGTTCTGAAAACTCATACAACAACCACGGATGGCTGTGTTCATACAATATACCTGCCCATGTCATACCGGCATCGGGCGGTCTTGGTACTTCAAAAGGAAAATTAATATCTTCAATCCATACCAAACTCGCTGTTTCTTTAGTTCGCACTTTCTTTATTAGATGATACTTTAATGGAACCATACGAGATTTCTCATAGCTAAAAACCTGTCCTTGCTCGTTTATAAATCTTTTAGCAGAAGACTTTAAAAGAGAAGGAACATCATGTACTGCCTTATTTAACGGATACAAATTAGGGTAAGAAGTACGTAATCTTCTTTTACCTAATGTTGAGCCTGGTGTATTCTTATCATCTAAACACTTTCCATCGGCGAACAGAATCCCATCGATCTCTTCAATGTCTGCATCTTGTGACAAAATAAAAAGTGGGAATGTTAAATCTGCGATAACCATGTTAAAATTATGTTACTTACTATTAAACAACACGTTATAACGCCGACTATTTCGTAAAACCATTTCCATCTATGTTCCCATCTGTCCGTATGTTTTTTGGAATTTTCCAAAGCTATAATCCTCTCCCACATCAAAATCACATCCGATGGGGGCTCCATCTATTACACAGCCTTCTCTAGGCTTCTGAATAAAGTATTTTAGTTTATCACAATAGTAATCGACTTCATGCTCAGGTACTTCTGCTAGAATAGAGTCATGAACAAGAGCAAAGATACGACTTTTTAGATCATGTTCTTTTATATGCTTATTCATTTCTATTGCGCCCAATAGGTTTATGTCTGAAGCAGTTGATTGCACGAGGAAATTAATTCCACTTCGTACTTCATGGGAGGCAACTCCCTTATCACTGCTAAATACATTAGGCAACCTACGCTTGCGCCCAAAAATAGAATAGATATATCCTTTACGTTGAATTTCATCTTTCATATTCTCCAACCAGTATTTTAGCTTAGAGAACTCGCCAAAGTAATCATTAATCACTTCTTGAGCTTCACTCAGACTAAAATATGTTCCTGAGTCTTTAGTGACTTGTTGTGATATTTTATTAGGGCCTGCGCCATACATAATACCAAAAGTAACAGCCTTAGCTGCTTGTCTTTTAACAGAGTAATACTCTGCTACCTCTTCCACTTCACAAGGTAAGTGAAATACTGTTTTAGCGATTGTACTATGAAAGTTACCGCCTTGTCTAAATACATTCTGTAGCTTATTATCCTTGGCTAATATTGCTGCTACATATACTTCAGCAGTTGTCAAGTCCATTGCAACTATCTGATGACCTTCTTTTGCTTTTATGCACCCTTTAACAATAGGATTGTCTCTAGGTATTTGTTGCATATTTAATTTGCCGGAGCTGCTAAGACGACCAGAAGTAGTACCATGAAGATTAAAATTAGTACGGAGATGGCTGTCCCTATCCAACTGTGGAATGATTTTGTCCAAATATGTGTTCTTAATTTTGCTTTTCTGCCTAATGTCGAGAATGAGTGTAGGAACCTCATTTTGTTCTCCTAGTTCTTGTAGAACTTCAGCATCCGTGGAATGGGCTCCTGTGCCTGTTTTCTTTCCGGTAGGCTTTAGTCCTATAAAATCGAACAATAACTTTCGTAATTGAAGGGTACTGTTCGGGTTGAAATCCTTGCCCTGAAACTCTTGAAAACTCCTTACTTCTTGATGTTTCTCTAACTTATCTATGGCTATCTGTATATCATCTTCCATTAGATTTTGAGAAATCTCTAGTCTTTTTCTATCGAACGGGACACCCGTTTCCTGTATGTCTTTTAGAAAGCGCATTGCAGGAATTAATAAGTTTTTATAAACTCTACGGATCTGTACGTCTTTATTTAATTCTGTTTCAAAGACTTCATAGATCCTATAAGTAACACACGCATCCATTGCGGCATATACTTGTATTAAATCAAACGGAATCATATCCCAAGTAAAATCTCCCTTGAGTAGTCCGTTTCTACGACAGTAGTCGTCCATAAATTCATACATTGGCTTTTCATAGTCTCCATATGGAGTATGTTTGATAGCCAATCCTTTCAATCCGTGATTCCCTGGTACCTCATTTAGCATATAAGACATTAACATCGTGTCATCTATAGTTGGGAACTCAAAATTGAAATGATACTCTAACATAGCCAAGTCAAACTTAGCGTTATGCATTATTACCTGTTTCTCATTGAATATAGACTGCATTAAATCAACAACTTCATCATCAACACAATCAGAATTAATGTAAACAGCGGTCTCAGGATCTACGCACATAGAAATACCGAGAATATACCCATCACGGGGATATAATCCTGTTGTCTCAGTATCAACTGCAATTTTAGTACTATTACTGGCTTTAGCGGCCTTTAACCACTCTATTGCTTCTTGTGTTTCCACAATACCATAGAACTTAGACTCATCAATCTTAGTACTAGTAAGCTCACCAGAAATATACTTCTTTAACTTATTCAAAGCATCATCCCAAGTCTCTCGGGCTTCGGGTTTAAATGCTAACATACCTGGATTTATCACAGGTATGAACTTATCATTTATTAGTCGTCCACAATGCTCTGTTATAGAACGTTCTTTTGTAAAATGCTGTAATGCTTCTGATCCAACTAAGATTATGAACTCGTAATCATCTATACTGATTTCAATATCTACATCTCTCTTTAATATCTTCTTTTTAGTCGTATCCGAGCACAGTGAAAATCTATCGAATTGAAACTCATTTTCAAAATGCCTCACAAAGTCAGTTTTACTTGGTACTTTCTCTACTAATGCAACATTAGCCATATAAAAATTCCTTTAAATCATTAATTCTTTCTGGAGTTAAATCTCCAGGGTCTGTTCCTTTTGCTATAGGGATTACATCTGATTGCAGACCTGCCTCATTACATAAATCTGCTACTTTTTCTGCAGCCTGTTCACCAGCTAAATCCCCATCAAAAAATATGTGTATTCCTTTTACTCCTAGTATTTTTAACAAAGATACTTTATAGATATCCATGTTATTTGTACCAAAACAGCAAACGGCATTTGTGAGTCCCTTATCTATAAGATTAAGAGCATCAAAGATGCCTTCTACTAATATTATTGTTCCTTCTCGTATATCTGGTACTGAAGGGAACAAAGGCATTTTACTGCCACGAGGGTGAATCATATACTTAGGATCAATAGTATTATCCATTGCTCGACCTAAGAATACTCTTACCTTTCCTGTGATGTCTCGTATAGGAAATACTAATCTACTAGCATACTCTTTCTCAAAATGAGTAAATGCCTCGAATTGGGCTAATGTATCAGCACTAATACCTCGAAAAGATCCTACATATCTAGTAGACTTCTCAGGTATTTTTAATCCTACATTCTCAGATCGTATAGCGTTTACTTTTGCTCTTACTTTATGCAAGCGTACTTCTTTAGCACTTGGAGCTGCCCCGAAATGAGTAAATACATTACCTCTAAATCCGCAACTAAAACAGTGCATGACTCCTGTAACCTTGTCCACTCTTAATGAAGGATTACGGTCATCATGATCTGGATTTAAACACTTAATCTGGAAGTCTTGACCAGATACAGTATAAACTAATTGTTGTTTATTTAAAAGTTCTATTACATCCATTGTTATATTATCTCAAATTTTAAAATAAATGTCAAGATTTAATTTCATGTTTATACTCTTCTAGCTCTGTAATTCTTGCTGCTTTACTTATTCGATTATTAACATAGGTGGTTGATACTCCTATTATCCTACTACCCCCTTCTTGTGTATAATCTCTAGCCCATTTATGTGCCAGATTACTATATGGAGTATGTCCATGATATATAGTAGTTACTCCGTCTCCCGTTATTATTTCCATTAAGTATGTTTTCATTTTTATTTTCCCTTTTTTTCGGGGCTTACCCCACTAAGACCTGACTCACGAAGCCTAAGTTCCTCAAAGGTTACTAGAAGTATAGTAACTACAATACTGAATACTACGCTACAACCTATCCAAAAATCATAGCTCATATGCCTACACAACTATCTAAAATAAATAATACTAGAGCCATTCCAAAAAAGAATATCCATGCTTTTCCTTCCGTCATTCCGGTACCTCCATTCTATACCATCCCGTTATAGTATCAGACCTTATGTCTTCATACTTTTTATTATCTACGTCCCAAAAAACTATAGTTGGATTTTCTTTATTTTGATTTATCATATGGCTTCCTTTTAAAGTTCCAATAATTTCTTTTTCTTTTCCAGAGACAAGACTAGTGTACTGCAATTTTACCTTGCCTTCCATCATGGCTCTAATGATATTTTCATTCATTCGTGTTCCTTATGGTAGGGATAATATAAAGTATAATAAATACTAATTTCTTCTCCCGTCTCTATAGGACGAATCGTATAGAGTTTTCTTTCATGTCTTGTATCACACATAATGATTACTGCGTTTGGATTTGCTGAATGATTTATAAAACCTCCTAAAGGAGTCCTCACCCAGTCTTCTCTATAGTAAATATGCGTAATTCCAACGTACTCAGCCGCCTGTATTTTCTCCTTTGTATATAAACCAAGTCCTTCGATTTTAGATTCTGCAATCGTTAAGTAACAAGGTAAAGGTCTATAACTACTCATCCTCCATATCCTCTTTTAGTTGTGCTTTCTGGGTAGGACTCAAGGCTGAGTTGGGACCAATTTTTAATGTATCCCATTCCATCTCGCTTGTGAAACTATCCATAGATCCGTTTCGCATCTTCTTACAATCGAATGTTATACAAGCATCTTGAGGCGTCCATGTTTCTAGCGCAAAGGCTGCATCAGCCGCATCAAGGATGCCTTTTGCGAAGCGTGCTTCGCCGGTTGCATCGGTTTGGTAAGGAGAGAAGATTAGTACTCCATAGTCTTGTGCATACTGTTTCAGAGCTTTACTTACTTCTATCTGCTCTGTCCAGTCGTACTGACCATTCCTTCCAGGAATACTAGAACGTTTTACTTGGTTTAGATAGTCTACGATTACTACTTTTACGTCTGATACCGATATCTTATGCTCTATCTCCGATTTAATCTTTGCTAGAGTAAGTGACGGCTCATATACTATATCCATTTGTGTTTCTCGTAGTTCTAATTTAGTAACGTCCTGTTGGAACTTCTCAAAGTCTTTCGTCTCTAAGTAGCGATTCAACGTTTCTTCACTCCCATCAAACCTACCTGCTTGAAATTTAGCAAGTATTTCGTATTCCACATCAGAGATCATTCTATCATTGATTCTCTTCAATGGGATACCAGTAGCGGTGGAAACCATTCGTCTAAACAATTGTTCTTTAGTCATTTCTATAGTGAAATATAAAGAACTAGCATCATTTAGATACTGACTTACCGCTATATTTGTACAGGTAAAGGACTTACCTGCACCTCTTCTACCTCCAAGAAGTATAAGATCGTTCTTTGTAAATCGTAATCCTTGATCGTACTCTGCATTTAATCCTAGTGAAACATAACTTTGTATATCTTCTTCTGTAGCTAGAACAGATATTTTCTGCATACTAACAGACTCTACATCCAAGTCTACTTTATTTCTAAGGTTTAATACTATTTCTTCTACTGCTTCTATATTCTCTTCTGCACGAGACATAGCTATAGAGTTGTCTAAATACTTATCAATTTCATCTAATAACTCTCCTTGAGTATATTCATTTTTTAGATACTCGAGAAGAAGGTAGGGTTCCGATTCTATCTCTAAAGACTTTAAGG